GGGATGATTGTCAAAACTCAAGAAACCGTCAAAGGCGTTTACGGCAAGAACGAGCACCTTTGGTCTTTACCGGAAAAAACATTGGAATTGAAGCAAGCTTTATTGTTTGACTTTTAGCTTCGTGAAGTCTTGTCTAGTCCTAACAGCTTTACTTTTGTGGTTCTTGGCAAGCCAGCCCCACAGGGCAGCAAACGACACGTCGGCAAAGGCATCCTTTTGGAGTCTTCAAAACGTTGCAAACCGTGGCGACAAGCTGTTGCTTTAGCCGCGCAAGAGTCGTTACCTGATGACTGGTATGCCATAATGGATAGGCCGATGAGTGCATCAATTACCTTTGCTTTTGATCGGCCAAAATCCCACTACAAAGCAAACGGCGAACTGAAGCCATCAGCTCCTGTCCACTGCGCTAAAAGGATTGGAGATCTCGACAAGCTTTGCCGTGCTGTCTTTGATTCGCTCGACATTGCAAACGTTGTCAATGACGATTCTCAATTCGTAAGCCTCTATGCCCACCGACGTTTCACCGTTAAACATGAACACCCCTGCGCCATCATCAGCGTTACAGCCATTCCCTAATCTTGGCAATGTCATCACAACCGATGACGTGAGTCAAAAAGGAACAGGCAGCTATAAAGCCGACTATGTCAATTGGTGCCGCACTATGCACTTGTTGCATGAGTACGCTCCAGGCTGGCAATTCTGCCTCGCTCACTATGCTGACGCCAGTCATGCGTGGAAAGCCCCAAACGGCACGGCCTACGTTGTTGGCTATTTCACCGGCCCTAATGGTGAGCGAACGCCTGATTTTCCTCAGGCAATTATGGACAACCGTAACAACGCGGTTGCCTACGAAAAGGTCAGCGCACGAGACCTTACGGACTCCCACAGAAGATGCTTATGCACCGCAGCCGCTGCACAATTTGGTCTTGCTTGGCAGCTATGGGCACGCGAAGAAGTTGAGAACCCTCATCGTGGAGAATCAACGCCAACCGCCAAACCTGCCGCAAAGGTTGAAGGTGTAAGCGATGGCGATCAGCCTCTTTCTGAAAACGATCGCAATCTCTGCCTTGGCTTGATTAAAGAGCTAACGCCGGAGGGCCTTGCGTCCTTTTGTGAAAGCTTTCGACGGGATTTTGCTTTGAAACCCGATGCTAAAGTGGCTCCTGCTCTTACAAGCAAAAAGCACCAAGACTGGATGAATGCCAATCTAATTAAATTTGCCGTCAATGCCTAAAGATAAACCAAAAACTCGCTATGAACGACAGGCTGAGCAAGACGACAAACGCAGCCACAACCTTTTCCAGGTTCGCCTTAGTCAAGACTTAGGCGACAAGTTGCGTGACTTTCAAAGGCAACGAAATTACAACACAAATCAAAGCCTTCAAATCATCATTTCTCGTTTTTTCACAGGTAAGTAAATGCTTAACATCACAGCTCACGGAAACCTCGGTAAAGACCCAGAAAGCAAGCAAGTCAATGACATGCAAGTTGCTTCTTTTAGTCTTGCTGCTCGCACCGGCAAAGACGAAACAACCTGGATTGATTGCACCGTTTGGGGTAAACGCGCTGAAACCGTAGTCAACTACTTGCGCAAAGGCGACAAGATCACTGTCGCCGGAAACGGCAAGGTTCGTGTTTATCAAAAGAAAGACGGCACAGAAGGTCGGTCTCTCGACTTGCGCGTGTCTGACTTTACGCTTCCACCTAAGAAAGAAGACACTGCTCCTTTCTAAGGCTTGGGGCATCAAGCGGGCCAGAAACGAAAGGACTGGCAACCTAGAGGTGGGTGTTGACCGCTTCGTGTAAGTCCCCCGCTCTTCGATCTAACTTGAAGAGATGGAACCAACTCTCAAGCGCGTGTCAAAAAATGGTAAATGGGTTTGGCAGGTTACCTACAACGGCATAGCTCGCTATCACGCTCAAGATTGGCAGGCACGCTGGATCTATGAACAGGCTATGCGCCTTTACTCAAGACAAGCAAGCTGAGCATCCATTTCTGAGATCCTGCTAACTGCTTGATTAAGCAGCTTCCGTTGGTGCCAGTTCTGCCGTACCAAAGCAGCACATAAACCTTGGATCTCTTCGATGTCCTCAGTTCTGTAAATGGATCGGACTGATCGTTCCATCATCAGCTCTTCATGGAGACTCTGTTCTGCGATCATCCATTTCATGTCGTCCATTGATCTGCTCCAAGATCTTGCGCTCCTCAGAGTAAGGAGGCTGCCTAGCTCGAATGTAATCACTAATTGAGGGAGCAAGCCAGTCTTGTGGTGGCCAACAGTTGTCCCAATTGACCGGCTTGGCGCAATTGACAACAACCGTTGACCAGAAAGCAATCACATAGCTCCACAGCCAATACAGACCCATTAGGCAGCAACAGACGGCATAACCCGCAGATGGTTGTTGTAATTGCCTGTCACTGCATAGCTGATTGCTGGAACGCTGCTCATTAGATGGAAGACCATTTGACCGATCTTTAAGCCGGGATACAGATGCAAGCCGTGATAACGCCTCTCGTTCTTTAACTCAAGCGTTAACTTGCTTCCATGCCAGCCTGGATCGCACCAACCAGCCAGCAAGTGGTTCAACCCTTCTCTGGCGCGGCTTGACTTCAAGACGAACTGAGCCGAAATATCATCAGGCAGGTTAAACGTCTCAACTGTTTCAGCTAGTACAAACTCACTAGGCGCTAAATAATAAGGGTCTTCCTTTGTCCTGTCCGATATATCAATTTCGATCAACTCACGCTTGTCAGAAACCTCGATCATCAAGCGATCACCAAGGCGAAGATCCAAGCTTGCTGGATTTAATAGTTCTGGAACGAAAGGCCAAACCAGTTGATGGCTATCGCAAAGAGACCTGATCTCCCAATCGCACAGAACCGCCATACAGATCAATCAAAACGCCAGTTTACTCATCGTCAACCAAAATCACCCAGCCCGTTCCAGCGCCTTCAACCTGCCAACGCTGCTTAAACGCTTGACGTGACACCTTGGCATTTTTCCCGCCATAACGACCTGAATGACCTCCGCGTTCAATATCTGGCAAACCTCTTGGATCGTGCATAGTCCAATCGTCTTTATCGAAGCCAACAATGACGCTCCAATGACCACAGCCGTAGCTATCGCACATTGGTGGCTCTCCTCTGCTCATATCACCGTGATGTAGCCAACCAACCATGACTGGACGACCTGCGGCTAACTCGGCTTCAATTAAATCCCCATCACCGTCCTGCCGAAATTCAGCATGTAAGCCCAAACTTCTCAACGCACGAAGTTGCGCATCGATGCTTGTTGTATCGCCAAACCTTTCCCTGATCTTGTTATATGCGTCATCAGTTCTCACCTTCCCGTAGAAAGCTGCAACCATCGCAGCGGAAGAGCTGAAACACTCCCTATAACCCCTGCCGGATTTGTTATCAAGCTGGTGAAAATAAGGCACATGGGTTTGCTGCGCTATTCCGCTTTCCTTCCAAGCCTCGAACCAAGCCGCATCCTCTCTCAGCAGCTCTTCAGGCAAGGCGTCCTCAAATTCTTTTATGGCAGCTAGTTGATGGGGCGTCCCCCTGAAATGAGCAAAGAACGGCAGCAGAGTCAGCACCATAAAAAAGCGATTCATTTACTCAACGCCGGTCTAGGGCATTCCGGACGCTGAGACAAGCCTGCATGGTAACCAGACAGGAAAAAGAAGCCACCGCCTCCAATGACAACGGCAGTCAAAGTCCCTAAAATAAAAAACCCGCTAATTAAAACCCAAGCGGGATCAGTCTTCATTTCTCAACGCGAGTCGTAGGGAACAGGTTCTTCTCTACAAAAGCAACGACTTGATCGTCAACAGTGTTGTCTGAGCGTTTTGCATAAGCTTTGAGCAAGTCGCAAACCAAACGCTTTAGGCTTTCAGATCGCAGAAACCGAAACAAAATTGGCTTCAGAATCAAAAACATTGGAATTGTTCAACTGCTAAAAGTCTAGTTCCGGTCACTATGTCCCTCAAGTCGAGCAACTGACCGCTCCAGATCACTAAGCCGCCCAAAGATCTCACGGTCTCTTGCCATCATGTCGGTATGGAGCACATCCATTCGTGTGGCTAGATTATCCACAGCTGACGTAAGCCTCACTAACGACTCACGGCCTGACTGGCTTTGGCTATTGGCACGAACGATTCCTAAACCAGCCACTCCCACTGACGCCCCTGCTACAGCTGCTAGAACCTCGATCACCGCTCGACTAAACGCTTCAACCAATCATGGCAGATCCACAGGAACATCAAGAAAAGGAAGGCGTTTCAATCGCAGACCTTGTTAAGTGTGCTGTTTTGGTTTGGAGCGCAACATTGCTAACCGTTTCGTATTTGGGCTTCTTTCCTCAAATGAAAATGGATAATACGTTCGTGGCAAGCCTTTTAACCGGTGCAATGGCAAGTTTTGGTATTGAACGCAAATCCGCTAATCAACAGAAGAAGACACCACCTAAAGTCGAAACACCTACTAGCACGCCTCCGAAATGAAACGGTTTGCTCTCTTGGCGATTGTTCTTTCATTCGCTCCGGCTGCCCACGCTGATCTAACGCATAAGATCCAAAGCTCTGTTCAATTGCAGGTTGGTGGAGCGATGACTACTGCAAACCGCATCGGATCAAGCTTTTCGATTAGCGGCTCAGGTGTTGACACAACAGATGGAACCACAGCAAACACCATTTCCACAGGAGCTATCACTTCAGGTGTTTACGCTCCAGGAACCATTGCTGCAACTCAAAACACGGCTGGCAACGCTTTCTCTTTCAGTCAGTCATACACCGAAGCTGATGCTGTTCCAGCTTCTGCAACCACCGTCGGAACAGTGCAAAACTTTGGCAGTTTGCAATCCACTGCTTCTGGCACGGCTGGAACCCTGGCAGGAACAATCTCAAGTGCAGGAGTTATGGCGGTGACAGCTGGTGGCGCAAACACCCTTGGCATTGGACAGTTTGTCACTGAGCTGAGCATTGACTGATGAGGTTTCTGCTCCTGTTGCTTTTTAGCTTGGCTGGAGATGCTCTGTTTTTCACCAAGCCGGTTGCAGCTGTGCCAGTTGTGCCCAATTTCTCAACTGGCTCAATGACGACACATACAGAAACAACCAGTAACGTCACTGAAACAATTGTGAGTGAGTCTTACGAGACGGGCTGGCAATACTCTGTTAGTGGCACCAACATTGGTCCGGCAAACGGAGCCAGCCTCACACCAGGCTCAACAACGGTTAACGGATGGTCAGCCCTCGACGTAAACAACAAACCCAACTGGTCAATCACCAATCCTGGTGGAGCGTTTCAATTCGTAGAAACCTATTCAGCCCCAGGATTGTCGTCAGTGGTAACAATCCAGCGCGTCACCGAAATAAATCAAATTACCGACACTATCTCTACCTTCTCGCAATAGTCCTAGCCGCTCCAGCTAACGCAGAAACGATTGGTGGCGTCTCAGCTACTGCCGCTCCAACAGCAACCAG